CATTGTTTATCTCCTTCCTTTATTTATCTTTAAATAATTTTTTAGATGCTTTGTTTCTTTTTTCTGTAGCAAAATCTTCCATTTTTTTCTGTTCATTGCCTAATCTTTTAAACATCAAATTTTCTTTATACTCTCTTGTCTTATCTCTTTTTCCTGAAGGTTTCATACCTGTTATTGTATCATCAGTTTTTGAAAAAGCTTTTTTTAGTCCTTCAGCAATTTTTTTTCCTTTGTTATAATTAAAAAATCCTACACCCATTATACTTTTCCACCTTTTTTCTTCATAGTTCTTCCGCCACCAGCGTAAGCTATACCACCACCCATAAAAGGTGATCGTTTGTCAACCGTTCCGCCCATGTTAAACTCTTGTGCAAGTTTAGGGTTTATTTTTTCTTGAACCGCTTCAGGTAATTTATTAAAACCTTTTTTCTCTTTTGGTATTTTTTTATCCATTATTTTTTCCCTCCTTTAAATATTTGTGTTCCTTTTATACCATAAATACTAGCAACTACAAGTATCCATAAATTAGTAAACCATTTAGGAAGTTCTGAGAACATCTCAAAGAACAATTTTACCTTGTCCATCGCTCCCGGATCGTCCGATACGACTGCCCAAGCTAAAATTGCAATCGGAGTTGACAATATTATGAGCACGGCCTCGTCCTTCCAGTCAGATTGTCTAGATTCTAAAAGTTTGCCTTGGTAAGTTTCCTCACCTCTAGCCATCTTCTCTGCATGCATAAGCTGTGCATCAGACATAGCCATCTTAGTCTTCTGGCGGTTAGAGTAAATTTTACTTCCTGCTTGTAATGCAATCTTTGCTAAACTAAACCAAGCCATTATACACCTACCTTTCTTATCGCTTTGTTGTGTGACTTTTTAAATGTCATACCTTTTCTCATATCTTTTTTCATTGATGCCATGTGTTTTGCCGTATGGTGTTTTTTATGTTTCTTTAATGTTTTCTTTTCTTTTTTATCTATCATTTGGATTGCCTCTTGGTTTCATCATGGCTAATCTTGCTCTTGCTTCATTAGTCATTTCTGTTTTTTCTATTGATGTATCTGCTCTTAACTCTGCTAATTCTTCGTTTTGTTCTAGCTTCTCGTCTTGATTTCTTTGATTCATCATAGCCTTCATATTTTCTAAATTTAATCTCTCTTCAGCATCTTTTCTTTTTGCTTCGTTGTCTTGTGCTCTGATGTCAAGTTCTCTTGCTCTTAATTTAGCAATAGGATCGTTATCAAATTGAGAAGTTATTTTCTTCTCTTCTTTCATAAAGTCTTCCATCATCTCAGCAATAAGAACTGCTTTTCTTGCATCAATTTTTCTCTGTGTTAATTGCATTTGTACTTGAGCTTGTTGCATCTCAGGAGATTGTTGCATTTGTTGCATCTGTGGATTTTGTTGCATAGCCATAGTAGCTTGTTGCATCTGTTGTAAATCTTCTCTAAATTCTAATTCTATTTGTTCTTGTGCCATTAAAGAAATATGTTCTAAAATATTTTTTTGTATAGCTGCTCCAACTGCAGGTGCATTTCTAACCATGTTCGTAGCCATGAAATTTAAGTGAGCTGTTATATGAGCTTGGTGATCTTGACCTGGATAAGCTTTAAAAGGAACTCCTGCTAAAGCATCTATGTGTTCTAATGCTGGATCTTTTGGCATAGGTTGAGGTGGTTTCTTTAAAATTAAATCAACATCTTTAACACCCAATGCTTCATACATATTTCTGTACACCGCATATTGATTATGCATCTTAGGATTAGAGGCTGCCAATTGCAATTCCGTCTGGGCGAGAGAGATTCTCTGTGTTTGAGAAAATATATTTGGATCGGCAACTGGCAGAATATCTACTCTGTCGTCAAAGTCCGTTGACTTGATTTGTCTTTGTCCTCCAACAACATCGTATGGATATACGGGGGGTAGATAAAGTTTGAAAACTCTTGCCATTAAATTAAATTCTTTTTTCATCGAAGCATATAGTCTTTTGTGGATTGCTGACATTGTTCTGCTTCCTCTTTCCAACAAAGCTACTGTCGTGCCCACTGCTGCTTGTTGATTCCCATCTCCTACTTGCAGGTCCGCTATGGAAGCGAATCTTTGTCCTGCAGATACCACGACACCCATAAGTGATAATAAGGTCTGTGATGGTTCCTTAAATGGAAGCATCATAAATGCGTCTTTTAAGTTTCCGCCAGGAGCATCAACATCTCTAAACTCTCCGGGTTGTAGAGATTGTGCTTCATCTCTCATTTTGATTCCACGCATTTTAAATCCTGCAGGTAAATTAGATAATGTGCCTGCATCTAATAATTGTCGTAATGCTGCTGTTGCTGTTCTAGATAATCCACCAATCATGTGTATTAATCCAAAACCATAAAATCCTAAACCTGGTAAAAATTTAAAATGAACAAAGTAATCAATTTTGTTTTTCATAGGGTCGTTCATTTCGAAGTTTCTTCTAATAGATAAAACTTGTCTTGTACTTTCTTCTATAGATACGATGTAAGGAAGTTTAATTCCTGTTGGCTGACCATCTTTACCTATATCTTCAAAGCCTTCTAAATCTAAACTAATATGACATTCTAGAATTGTGAACATACGTTCATCTCTTCCTTTTGTCATTCCTTCTAGTCTTCTCTCTTTAGCTTCTGTCTCTGTTTCGTTTAGATGTGCTGGGTTAAGTTCTATATCTCTATAGAATCCACCAACTTGTTGTTTTCTTAATTCGTTCTCAGTCATACGAACCATGTGAATAATAGATTCGCAATCATCTAAAGATGTTGCTGTGTAAGGTACAACTAAATCATCTGCAGGTACAAATTTAGAAACTGTTCTCTGCATAATCTCATCGTAGTAAATTTTTTTAAATGCAGATCCTGCTAAAGGTAAATAAAATAACATTTGATCAAACTCTGCTTCGTATTCTGGCATCTTGTCCATAATCTGATAGTTCATAAAGTCTTTAACACGATCAGCTTGTTGTTGTTTCATTGGGTCTATTTTTCCAAGAATTTGAGTTCTTACAGGCCCGCCTGCAGGTAATAATTCTTTGTAAGCTAATGATTGAAATGCTGTAACCGCTTCTGCTAGTACGGGGTGTGTTGCACCTGATGCACCTTTGAAAGGTTCTGATCTATCGTCGTATTTAAAACCTAATAAATCTAATCCTGATGTGTAAGCTCTTTCCCAATCTTTTCTTGAAGACTTGTATTCTGTATAATCTGTTACTAATAAACTGCCTAATGGATCTAAAACATCATCAGGTAGTAATTCTGCTAAATTAGCAAAATGATCTCCACCTTGAATAGGTTCTACTGCGTTAGGGTCAAAATTAATATCAACGCTGCCATCTGGGTTTTCTAAAATATTAGCTGGTTCCTTCATTGCATCAGCTGTTTGTTGTTGCTGTTCAGCTTGAAGTGCTTTTTCGTTAGGAAATTTAATTTTATCGCTAATAGTATTAGGTAATGCTTTATCTATCTCTGCCATTTATTTTCTCCGTTATCTCTTACCATTTTTCATGAAAGAAGCCAAGCCCTGTGATTGTGGCCCTCTTTGAGGTGGTATGGTTCTTGTTAAACTAGTTAAACCGCCAGAAGCCTGTCTAGTTCTACCTTTATCTTTAAGAACTTGTAATCTAGTTTTTTCTAGAACCTGGTCNTCANTTAAAACCCAATAAATCTAATCCTGATGTGTAGGCTCTTTCCCAATCTTTTCTTGAAGATTTGTATTCTGTGTAATCTGTTACTAATAAACTTCCTAATGGATCTAAAACATCATCTGGTAATAATTCTGCTAAATTAGCAAAGTGATCACCACCTTGAATAGGTTCTACTGCGTTAGGATCAAAATTGATATCAACGCTTCCGTCTGGGTTTTCTAAAATATTAGCTGGTTCCTTCATTGCATCAGCTGTTTGTTGTTGCTGTTCAGCTTGAAGTGCTTTTTCGTTAGGAAATTTAATTTTATTGCTAATAGTATTAGGTAATGCTTTATCTATCTCTGCCATTTATTTTCTCCGTTATCTCTTACCATTTTTCATGAAAGAAGCCAAGCCCTGTGAATTGGGCCCTCTT